TAGCATCAAGATTTTGCCAACCTGCGTGACCCCAGCTATTGCCAGCGCCATTAAGCTTAACCATAGTACCGGCGTCAACCGCACTATCGATATGAGCAAACAAGTTGATTACATCATGTTCTGAATAATCTCTGAATGGACGTAATTTATTAGCCATAATTTTTTATTTCCTATAATTTTTTAAAGTTTAATATTGAAATTTTCTACACCAAAAGCATTTTTATACTTATTGTATAGACTATCATCTTCTGCGGAGGTAGAATTAGCAATGGCCTCTTCTACTTCCTCTGCGTTATCAACAGCCTCTTCGACAACCTCTTCGGTAGTCTCACTGGCCTTGGTTTCTTCCACAGCCTTTTCAGTCTCTTGGACTTCTTTGGCTTTGGCTTCTTCTTCGGCTTTTCTTTGAGCTTCGAGGACTTCTTTATTCTTGGAACTTAAAAGTACAGCGATTTTCTCTTGATAAGCAGAAAAATCTTCATCGTTTAGATCTTTAATGTCAGAGGCAATAACTTCACGATCTTGATCGTTAAGTTCATAAGCTTCGTCCATTAAAGACATGCGTTCATTAAAACGTTCTTGAGCTTCGCGCTCTAACTTTTCAGCCTGAAGACTTTCCAATTCAGTCTTGATTTTCTCAAGATCGGACTTGGTCGCTTCGTGCTCTTCAGCTAACGTTTTATGTTCTTCTTCTGCTGCTTTTAAAGCGTCGTCAACCTTGGTTTTCTCAGCCTCGAATTCATCAGCAGCTTTCTTGATCTCATCTTGGATGAAATCCGAAACCGCCGAAGCTTCTAGAACTTTCAGCGATTCGTCGGTAATATCTGTCATGGAATTTATCTTCATAATTGTAATTTCCTTGTCTTCTTTTACAGTTTTTTCTGGTTTGTGGGAAGAATTATTTTTATTTTTATTTAAAATTAACTCTTCTTCAGATTTCTGAACAGCTACCCCTTCAACATCCGCTGCGGGCGTCTCTGTTAAACCTATGCCTAATGGTACGACATTATTTATAACTTTTCTATAAATAAATGTATTTTCGTCAATTTTTCCTGTACCACCGTAAGATTTTAAATTGTCTTTTATTCTTTCTATTTCTGTATTTTCTGATATTGTAATTCCTTCGCTTATGTTTTTTTCATCCCCCTCTAAAGCAACAATTTCAAAATCAGAAAAACCAAGTTCCCAACTAGCAGAAACTCTTAAATAATCTTCGCTTGTCGGATCTGCAGAATTCTCAATAACATTTGCAAGGGTCGAATTTGCCACTTTCCAGATTACCCCACCGAGAGTGATATTAAATGGCCCTTCTGAAGCTTTGGCTTCTTCTTCTGTCATTGGGTCGTCGGTTCCAAATTTACTGAACCCAGCAGTTAATATAACCCCAATCACTTTATCTCTATTGTGTTCAATATTAATTGGTTTATTAATAAAGTTTTTATAAATGGCTACGGCTGTCTCTGTATCAATAACATCACCATTTTTGTTTACTCTATTTGCAACGGCTGCGTTAAACGCTACTGGCAGTAAATCATAATTACTTTCCGTGTCAATGTCTGGAATAAAGCCGCCAATTTCTTCGAGAGAAGCTTGAGCTAAAAATTTATCCTTATCTTCAGAAACAAGTGGTTTGATTTCTGAACTAAATATTGTTGTAAATTTATATTTCTTCATAATTTTATAAATAATAATATGTTACAAGAACAGACCATTGTGTGTCACCATCGTCTAGCTCTAATTTTAACGGATTACCCGCAGTCATTTTAAGTGGTGCCGTAAAATTTATTGACGAAGTATTGCTACCGTTTGTATTTGGGTAAACTCTTAAGAATTCTGTATCTCCGTCTTTAAATCTAAATTCTCCTCCGCCGGTAATTTTACTGCCAACAATATCACAAAGAACTATAACTTTGCCTGAAACTGCTGGTATTAAAACCTGAGCGGTTGAATAATCTTCTAGGCTCGCACTAGCCCTGTGTGTTTCATAATACTCTTCTCTTTTCATATTTAATATTCCAATTCTATTTTTGTATACTCATCCAAGTAAAGATTATCTATATTTTTAAAATCATAATCAAGATTATGTTTTTTTGTTGCTTCTTCCGCTTTTATAAAATCGTCGTCGTTTGGATACCAAGATTCAGAAATGTCAAATTCTTTTACGTTGGAATGAGATGTTTTCATAATTTCTCCAGACTTTAATCTTAAAAACATATTCACTCTAGCTAATCCCAACGTTCCACACGGTATGTCAATTTCATTGGCTTCAAAACAATCTGCCCCGTTTCTAAAAACTTGCTTGAGTTCTTTTAATGAAACTTTGTTTTCTGAATTTTTATTGTGCGCTTTCATTAATTCTTGTAAAGCCGCAACAATACTAGAAGAGTAGTTTATTAAAACTTCTTCTTCGTTTTCTTCTTTTGAGCTTTGGACCTCATGTTTTTCCCCACAAGACACTTTTAAATTCTCAAATTCTAATTTGTTTAAATTTGGTATTTTTGACATTTCAGTTAATAGATCTTACACTATTTTTAAGCTTTTTAATAAATAAAAATAAAAAAACCCGCACTTAACGTGCGGGGTGGATTTTAATATATTTTAAATAATATATTATTCTTCGTCACCTGTCTTTAGGGTAGGCAACGGAACATTGACATCTACAAGGGGCAATGTTAATGAAACCGCCTCCTTGCTCGCGTCAGCCGCCAAAACGGCGTCTGTGTTAGCTGCTCCACCCACTGTGACAGATGGAAGTTTTTGAGTAAAAGCACAGCCTACGGTAAAAAACGCGGCAAATGCTGTAACTGCTACAATTTTAATAGCTTTCATATGTTCTTTAAGTATACTGGATTATGAAAAAAAGTCAAATGTTTTTTATACCTTAAGATCTGGTAATTTTCCATTATTGTCTCTTAATCCTAGTGTTGAAGTATAAGCGTGCCAACTACTGTCAAATTCTCCAGCTTCTCCAGCAAAATGTGTTATAGTAGATTGTCCTAACTCTAAAGTTGTATAAGCTTCTGCTACTCCATGTCTAGTAGAATAAGGTATGCACCATTCTTCCCTAATAGGACTCCTGCTAAAAGTCATTTTAAATACTTCGAGTAGATTTGGATTATAATTTATACCCGAATCAATATGCCAAAACAGGCTATTATCGTAGTTTATATATGGTGCATCTGCCAACCTTAAATCTATTTTTTTAGTAAATGTATCAGAACCCACTCCATCTCGTGGTTTCAATGGTCCTGACCCAACTCTCACCTGTTCATTAAGATCTTTCAATCCTTCTAGGTTGTGCTGTTTTTCAATATAAGGCATCATGTCAGAAATTAACCCCGCATTCAGCACAGTTTTACATGGTGTATATTCAGCAGAACACAAATTATAATCCATTCCTTTATAGGTTCTTGCTTCGCAATTATTGTAACTAGTTATTATTGTATCAAAGCATGGCAAAAGTATATGTTGGCTTTTATCTTCTCCTGCATCACAGTTAAAACTTCCTGTCGGGGGTTGTATATATCTTTTTCTATCCTCAAAAGGAGAAGGATTTTTGCTTCTTACATTAAATGTACAAACATTTTCATCTAAAGTTTCTTGATATTGACAGTATCCTGATTGGTGTGGGGGATTATTTTCTTTAGTTTGATATATTCTTTCTAATCCAACATTGTGAGGTTCAACCCCAAGAGAATCATCCACGTGTTTTTGATTGCTTAAAAATTTACTTGCATTAGTTGAAAAATATCCAGTTCTCGTTTTGTATGCTTCATCAATTAGATTCTCACCGTATTTGCCATTGCTCCAATAGCCATCACCAGAATTATGATATGCTGGAGTTACAATAACATACGACGTTTCTACAACTTCGTATGTTAATCCCGGAACTAAACGTAAACAAAAATTATTGGATTGTCCATCATAATCATTATACGTCATACCTTCTTTTGTTAATTTTGAAAATACACCCGGTCCTGAAATCCAAGGCCCCTGTTCATGCTTAATTGGATTTACAAATCCGTAAGGATCAGGCTGTTCACTAGTTAACGACGCGTAATGTGCATATTCTTGATCTTGAAAAACTCTCCAACAACCCTTCGCAGTTCCCTCTCCATCCCATGGGTGAACCACTTGAGTGGCATACCCTCTTCCCACATTATTGTACCCCGGTCCTTCTGCATCCGTTCCATCCCAATGTTGACATCCACAATTATCGGGATAAAAATCTCCATAATTCCAAAATTCTAAAATAACTGGAAATTCTTGATAATATCTATTTCCAATTACTGCATATTCTTCTTCTCTCTCGTGTGTTCCATGATAACCTAATAATCCGAATTCTTCGCGGGTTAACCTTTTTGGAAATGGCATTTGAGTATCTGGAGTTTCATATACATAATCACTAAAAGAATCGTCGTATATGGGATAGGGCTCTGTTGCCGCTTCGTATGACCATCCGTAGAAGCCGGGTTTGGTAGATACTAGTCGGTCAACAGCACCAGTGGTTGGGTGAAATACAATTGGACACCAAGCTTGAGTAATGTAATGCGCTTGTGTGTGGAGATAGTCTTCTGCTCTTACGTCATCAGCATCATAGTATGTATTGTCGTCATCTCCATGTAACGATTTTATATTTCTAACTTCGTATCCGCCAACTTTCTCACACCCCTCGCCCATATCATATTCTTGGGGCTCACTCCAACTTATATGTGAGTGTTCTACGTATTTGTAATAGAATGGCATACTAAAAGTTTGTGCTCCGTGACATCTATCTTTTGGTTCAATTCTCCATTCTCTATAAAATGTAAAGCAGGCTGGAACCGACATTTTGTGATAAGTGTCTGAACATTCTCCATACCATTCTATCTCCCATAAACTTTTTAGATCATTAAGCCAAACATCCATAGCCCAACCTTTATCATTTTCTCCTGCCCCAAAAAATCCTTTAGAATTATCAAAATGAACCATTCCTCTATTTGGTTGTTCTATTTGTATATTTATAACTTTAGTTTCTTTGTCTGCTGGTGCAGGTTCTGGAGTTTCTCTAAGAAAATCATAAGGATATCTTTTTCTAACTGGTTCTTCGCCCGGATCTGTTCCGGGTTGTTCGTTTTCGGGTAATTCTTTTTTGGTGTCTTTATATCCTTTTAGGTCAAGTATTTTTCTTGAAGCCTCAGTCATTAAATTTATTTGCGCAAAGTTACCACCATACAATGTTTGGTCTGCTATAGGTGTACCCGGCATGTCGGGGCGATGTATATTTGTTAAGGTTGCATCGTACGAATTACCTGCCGAACACGATTGCTTGGAATCGTGAGTTTGAGTTCCGGTTGTCCAAACTGTTACAATCGCTTGTCCTCCATCTCCGGGGTAAACCCAACCATCCCGCTGCATATTGTAGTAATTTGCGCCATCGTACATATTAGTTTCTGTATGAGTTCCAAATCCGAAACCGTCATTTATTTTTCCCCAATAATTAATTTGACCTATAATGTCACCACAATAAAGTTCATACTTACCTTCGTAAAAGTTTTCTCCAAGCAGTCCTATACCACCACCAACATCAAAATCTGAGGTGTGCCTATTTGGAGTTAAGTATTGTAAATCTTTACCATCAGTATTATGAAAAGTTAAACGAGGACCGGGAGAACTTTTTGATCCATCAATATATGCCCAAGTTCCATTTATTATGTTTATATCATATTTGTAAATTGGAGGTTCGAGAACGCATGCATTTGTCGCAAAAAAATTACTGTCTCCCCCAATGGGGGTGGATGAAAAATTTATTTCTTGCGTTTCAGAAGCCTTTGCATTAAGTATGCTCGTTTTGTCTGTTGGGCAAAACCATTTTTTTATTCTCGGTTTAACAATTTCTGTTCTGCTGCAATTAAATGGGAATCCTGTAATAAATTGCACAGGTTTAGTTTTATCTTGTGGAAAACAGTAATTCGCCCAACCTGTAATGTTAAAAGTATAAATGTCTCCCCAAGGCAAACTTAATTCAAATTTTGGAGGAACTATTTGTCCTGTTTCAACAAAAAATTGATCAGAAGAAGGTGACGAAAAATAAGGTAATCCCGCAACATTCGTAGAGGAGGAAGTGTTTGACACAAAGTCGTTTTGTGTTAACAAACTAACTCCACCACTCGGAACAGTTCTTCTGTTTCTTGTATAAGGTAAAACTTCGCTTGATTGCTCTTCGTCTCCAATAACTCCAACAGTTCTTATTCCAGACATAAATCTATGTCCACAAGCTTTTATTGGAACTCCTTGTCTGACATTGTTTTGAGGAGATTTTTCCAAAGGTCTATCTACGTATTGAAATCCAGCTTCTATTGGAATATAAGTGTGGTAACAAACAGAGTTGTGCTGCGTGTCATAATTGGTATGAGGACTACTGACATCGTTTGTATTTATTTGATAGTTTCTAAATGGTGCTGGTATCCAATGATCCATCTGTATATTTTGTGGAAAAGTGACATAACCATAACCAGCCATATATGCATCTGTTTGGTCATTATATAAATTTATAAAAGTTCCTGTTTCATTTAAGTACCAACTTAATGTGGGTGCGTAAGAATATACATCTTTAAAGACATTTTCTGAATTGAGTCCAAAGTCGTGATGATAAAAATGGCTTATTGGATGAAATCCGTCTGTTAAAGCTGGACCCAAAGAAGGTTCGGTTATATCATAGTATTGGGTCACACCATTTCCTGCTCTTATAGCCTTCATAAATGGCTGGTTTATATACATGGTTGTAGATCCATGACTTGAACCAGCATTTGAGTCTCTAGAAAAATCTGCATCAAGTCTTCCACTATGCACTCCAATTATTCCATCTCCTATCTGAAAACCCGAATAATCAAAATCCCAACTTCCATTCTCGTAATTAGCTGGTTCTATGAATAGGGCTGCATGAGCACTACCTCTGTGAGTGGGTTTCCAAGTAATTTTTGCCATTGCTGGTCTGGAAATTAGTGGGTCTTGACAAATGTTCCAGTTTCCTTGGCCACTATATAAATCTAACGGTTCTTTTCTCTCAAAGAGTCTGGCTATTTGATTTACTATTCCTGTAGATGGGGCCAACATTCCTTCTGGAGCTCCATAATTAACAATATTATCTAAATAATTAGCGAAATTACCTGAAGCAAAATCTTGTCTATTCCAATTATAATTTATTCCACCTGTATATTGTATATGCCCTGCTGTATTCAACAGTCCACCAGTATAAACTAGTCCACTCGCGTGCTGTTCTTTTGTTGTTAAATTTGCTCCGGGCTCTAAGCATACTTTAGCTTCTTCTCCTGTAAAATTAAAAAATCTTCCAATACCATCTTTTCCGACTTCAGAATCGCTTGTGTCAATTATATCGTGAGTTAATCCTATATCTCTGTAAGAGTGTCTAATATGAAAATTATTTGAACTATCTTTTGGATGTATTCCTGTATTACTTAATTGTTTGATTGTGTGCCAAAGATAGCCGCCTATAAATCCAGTAACTTTTGAAAGCTGTGGTATCCAAGCGTATTGTGTTGAAGTGCCTGCGTTTTGGTCTATTTGTCTAAATACGTATTTATTTACTAAGTCAGATTCAAAAAAATCTCCGTTTGGATCTTCGTCATTTATTTTTTGATAAATTCCAGAATAAGTACCATGAGGATCAACTCTTGGATAGAAAGTTAAATTTAAATAAAAAGAATTTTGACCAGCGGAGCCATAATCTTTCATGTTAAATAAATTATCTACACCTTTTTGTTGCCATTCATCTTCAAAAGGTTGAAGTGTCTCATTTACCCTTCCGGGAGAACAATCGATTATTAATTCGTCAGCTATCTCTTGTGCTCCCGTGTGAGATAAAATTGGGTTCCCTTGAGCTTGACCTTTTGTAACAATATCTCCAACGGTGTTGTCTCCACTAGTTAGATAGGTACAGTTCAATCCATAGAAAGTTTTTGGATTTTCATGACCAATAAAATAATGAGTATGAACGGTACCATTGATATTACTTGTACTCATCCAAGGCTCGCCGCCTTGAGCCCACTCTGGACAACCTAGATTTATTTTACATCCTTTAGGTAACCCCCATATTCTTTCATCGTTGTCTCGTCCTCCTTCAATATGGGGCGTAAATTTAAACCCTTCCATTTTGGTTACATCTTCTATATTTGTTTCTACAAGCCAATCTGATGGCCAGTAACTATGAGGTGGACCAAGTCTTGGTTGAGTATAATAAAGTCCCCCGGGGGCTGCTCGCATATACCAACCTTGAGGAAACCAATAACTTGTGCTGTCACCGCCATGAGAAGAATGCGAAGTATTGTCCCAATCTTTTCCAAACGTGCTATATATCCAAGTCCAATAGGTATCTGTTAGGGGTACATCTAGATTTGGATTGTCGCCTTCCGGCGGTGGTAGATTAGTAACACTGTGTTTTTTATATCTTATATGGACATGATTTGTATGATAATGTCCGTGGATATTTGGCCAACTTACTTGCGATCTTATAGGCATGTTACAGTAATATATTAAGTTTTTTTAGGTTGATGGTCCAGTTAAAATGTTACATAAACCATAATTAAATTCCCATTGCTTGTCATCGTATTGATAATATAAATCAGCTATTCTTGCTCCATTATATAACTCATCATAAACGCAATGATATTCTCCCATGAATTTCATAAACCAGTACGGTTCTCTTTGGTTGGAACTTATTACGGTTCTTCTTCTTGCTGACACATGAGTAAATACGTGACCCATACCATGAAAACTTTGCACTCTATGAGGTATAAAAGTTTTCTTTACGGGGGGTGTCATTATTAGCATAAACTCGTCTTTTACAGACATAAAGTTTGATTGAGCAACATAATCATTTCCTTTATAGTAGTCTACTACAATTTTTGAATCTGCAATAAATGGTCCAAGTCTAGTTTTTCCCCTGTGTAAAATCGTATCTTTCCCACCGTTTGTACCTTCTACGCATGGAGAATTAGTAATTTGATAAAAGTCTGCGCCTTGAGGTATACTATCTAATATGTTACATTTGTCTTTAACTTCATAAAAATCTGGCATTTCACAATTCCAACTTAATCCAACTCTACCGTTTGCATTTTCTTGATCGGTTATTTTCATTCCTGTCCAAAATACTCCTGTTCCGTGATCGGTAATTATATCCGATAAATTTCCGGAATAAATCATTTTTACTTCTGTTCTAGTTTCAACATCTCTTAACGCCCAATTTTTTACATTAAAAATGTCTCCCAAAAATGATGGATCGTCACATTCTCTTGTGTTTGTATTTCTTGGAAATTCTGGCATCGGAAAAAGTTCAAGTATTTTAGTTTCATATCTTAATCTGTAGTTATCAAAATTTTCTGTATAATAAGCGCAGCCATTTTCGTAATGAATTCCCGTTGGAGGCATAGGAACAAAATATAATCCTTTAGCTTTTGAAAAACTTACCGTTGTTTCTGACCATCCATTACATGGTCCACATAAATTAACGGGATATTTTGTTAAAACACTTTGAGTTGGTGATTGTTTATTAACTGGAAAAGGTTCTAAAACATTAGCTACGCATTCCCAATTGTCAAAATAATAACCCAATCCTCTTGGATTACCAAGGTTGTCTTCACACCCCCATATATCTCTAAATGTCTCTGCTTTTTCCCATTCGGATCTACATATATCTGCCCAACCACCAAAGATAACACTATTATCTGATTCTGTTGACATTTCTGGACCAAAGGTGCAAAATCTATTTATATTCCCTACACCATCTTTTGCAACCGTTGTGGGATCTAAACCGAAACGTTGCGCTCCTCTAGCTTCAAGCCACTCGCTCCAACTTGGATGATAACGACACGTATATTTTTTATCTGGAGCATCATCGGGATAACGATTATATACCCTAAGAGAATCTGCTACTGCAAATGCTCCTATTGGAGCTCTTCCTAGGCTATTTCCTCCTCCATCATAATCACCACCGCCACAAACACCGGGCGTAAACAAGTGATTCAAATTAAAAAATCCATATTGGGAACACATTTCAGAATATCCCCATTCATATGCATCAACCCAACTGTAGTTCACATTACGAACTGGAGTTCCTGCTTCAAATGCACGCCAAAATCTGTCTTGTAACCCTTTCCAAACATAACTTACATTAGTTTGCACAGGACCATATTGACTTTGACCTCTAAATACCATGGCTGGAACATTTTGTGTATAAATCCATTGTCCATTTATTTGAACAGGAACTTCGCTTGGTCCAAATGCAACATCTGATGCTGTATATCCAAAGCTTTGTAGTCTCTGCTCGTTTATACTATCCACGTAACATCTCATTATGTCAGGATAATCGTCGTAATATATATGCCTTGTTTGTTCTGGATTCAAACATGCAAAATGCTGGTCTTGTTCATCGTATTTATTACCAACAGGCGGAGGATTACTTTTTGGCCCATAATATCCAAGTAGCGAAGCGTCTTCCCAGAATCTGGGTTTAAACAAAAATCTTCCACCAATTCCACCCACTCCATAGTTGTTAATGTTTCGACCCAACCAATTAGTAAAAGCTGGTTCTTGGCACCAACTGCAATTTCTAACATTAGTTCCTGCAGGGCTTAAGCATTTTAAACATGGAGGAGTCCAATTTCCGTATTTTTTTAAAGCGGATTCTTTTTCTCTTTGTGTGACCTCCCAAGTTCTAAAAGGCAAACATAAACCTTTTGGGTTTTGATAAACATAATTCCAGTGATCTGGACTTTTTAAAATTTTAGAATCTACTACTCCATCTTTTCCATCGTACGAAGCGTTCTGTACCGAAACCCCCCAAGTAATATCACCTTGAACATTTTGAGTATGAACGTCATGACATGGTTCTTCAAAAATTGTATTTAAATAAGATTTTACAAATAGATTAGGACTTGACGCACAATATTCTTGAAATTGATTTTCGCTCCATCTATCGGCATTAAAATTACCTTCACACGTATTTAAACATCTAAATGTTTGATTTAAAAAATTTTGAAGAAGAACAGATCCAGTAGCTGGAGCAGAATAGTCAACCACTTCTGACCCATCACAACAATCTTGGTCTGGATATCTTTTTTGTTGAGAAACTGGAATACAACAAGGTTCTATGTATTTACATGGATTTGGTTGTGATACAATCCATTCTATAAAATTTTTATTATTATATTTTTTAGATTCTGTATTAGGAGGTGTTACTGGACCGGGATTTTGAGGGTTATATCCTTGAGTTGGATCTATAACAGTAGTACTTGAATCTTCAGGTAGACGTTTAACAAAATAAAGACCCGGACAAAGTCCTGAAGCGGCGGCTGCTTCTGCAGGCAAAAGCCAATCATGTCCACCAGCAAGAAAAGGTAAATTGTGTAAATCGAACTTCATCTATATGAAATATTAAGGATTTTTTATTTCTTTTTAAAATTAATCGAAATTTTCGCTCCTTAAAACTTCACATCTAGTTCTTCTGTCTTGAGTAAAACCTTCGTTGTATAAATAGTCTTTAATGGCGTTTATTTCGTCTTCTGAGGCATCACTGAGCCCATCATATATATACACGACGTCGTTGCCCCAGAAATCGTCTTTTCGTTCGATTTCGACAAATAATCCATTATAGCACAATAAATCTTTAGGTCTCATCTATTATATATCCCAATACTATTTCTGTTTTATCTCCAAATACTTTTTGTATATATTCTAAAGAATAAGTAGGAAAAGTAATCCAGTGCCACTCGCCTTTTAAAGTAGACCCTTTTACAAGAAATATTACAGTTTTATTTAAGTCTTTAATTCCTTGTATTTTATTTATTTTTTTAAAATTTAAATTATGTTTATTGAGGTAGCTTTCTATTTCACTAGGCCAAGTTATTTCAAAAGCGTTGTGATTAAAGCTTCCTAAAAATATTCTTCGAACATCTCCCGTGTTTCTTATTTCTTTTGAAATTTGATTTCTGTCAAACGGACTTTTTTTCCATTTTATTCCTTTGTGAATTTGGCTTAAAGCGTCTCTTATTGCTGTTGGCCCACAGGATTTTTGATGCATGTTTTCAAGTTTGTCTAAATGAAAAAGTGCGCAACCCGGATTCAATAAAAGTATTGAAATAATAAAAATTAACTTTTTCATGATATTAGATAAAATATTAACATGGCTAAAGCCACACCAATGAATGACCCAATTGCAATGAAAAGCATGAGTTTTAATTCAGTTTTATTGGAGCGAATTTTTTGTCTTTTTTTTGTTTTAGAGTCAATCTTTACTTCTGGAAACTCAGATCCGGGAATCAAATAAATATCATCTCCCTTTTTTGTATACCAAGTAATTTCCTCCTCTTTTGACCCTATCCACCATTTAGAATTTTTCTCCTCTAGTGGCAATAGTATTTTCTTTTTCATTATTCGTTGCCCATTTCGCAGTTCCGTTAAGTTGTCTTAATAAAAGGTTATATCTTTCTATTACTTCTTTTAATGCTGCGTCTCTTTCTCTAATCATCTCTATACAACGCAAATTTTGTTCGCTTTGTTTGTGATTGGTGTCTAATAGTTCTATATATTCTTTTTGTAGTATTAATTTTTCAGAAGTATGTTTAATGTCTTGAACAATTAAATAAACTACAAATATTGTTGAAGTTAAAACAACACAAGCCATGTGTGCTACATGATTTATAATCCAATTTTTCATTTTTTACTTTCTGGCATAATGCCTCTGATTTCATCCACTAACCCTAACTCCAAACATTCATCCGCGTCGATCCACCAATCTTTCCTGTCCCAATTTCTTTTAATTTTTTGTTTGGTTAATTTGGATCTTGCGACAAAAATATCCAAACAGCGTTCTTCAATTCTTTTTACCAATCTAACTTCATCTTCAACTTCGTAAGTTTTTCCAATTGCTCCAAACGCAGCCCTATGAATCATCATCCAGCATTGATGACCAATCCATCTTATATCTCCAGCCATTAAAAGAATTCCTGCCATAGAAGCAGCCATCCCAAGAGAGCCTGTTGTAATTTTATGTCCTCTTGATCTTAGTTCTTGAATAAAATCAAACAATTCAAAACCGTCTATAATGCTACCGCCGGGAGATGAAAAAACAATTTCCATATCACATTTCGGGGACAGCCTAGACCATTCAGTTAACTTTCTCATACATCTAAGGACGGAAGTCTTTGAAACATCTCCATCAAATCTATAAAGATGATTGTTTTCATCATCAGCCATTCTTCTATCATGAACCATTTTAGATTCCTTCCATAGAAGTTCAGCCTCGTGGGCTTCATATATGGCTTTTGACGCTTCGGCTTGAATTTTTTCAGTTTCAGCAATTTTAAAAGCAATTTCTGCTTCTTTTAATTTAATATCTGCCGAAATTTCCTCTTGAGTTCTTTTATCGTTTTCTTCTTCCATGGTTTCATCTCCTCTACATCAAGGTTTTTTTTAAAAAAAAATAAAAAAACGCATGGATGCAAATAAAATTACACCCATGCGTAAAACAAGAGAACCAGTGGGGAAGTCTAGTCCTCAGTCGGTAAGCCACCGGCGTACCAGCCCTCCGGAAGCTTTACCTTGTTTTTAGAAAGAATCCACTCCCCATTCTTGAGGACGTAGATTTTTCCTTCTACGTTGGGACCGAGTCTAACTAAATTAGACTGAGTATCAACGAAAACCACCCTTGTACTACCACAACCAACCGCCAAAAATAAACTAGTCGCCGCTATTAGAATCGTCTTTAATTTCATCTTTTTTGACTTTTTTTTCTTGTTCTTCTATTTTTCTTCGCCATCTATCCTTTAACGATTGAGGCGTAGAATCAGCGTCACTAGCTTTAGTGTCCTTCTTAATTTCGGCTGTAGCCCACTCTAAGAGGGCCTTAACTAAGGCCACTAACCATTGCATCAGCTATCCTTCTTGGCTAAACCTCTAGACACCGTATATCCAACTGCTCCAAGGGCTGCAACCACAAAACCAAAAACTTTGTTAGCTGTACCAGTAGAATCTGGGTCTACAACATCAGCGCCCCAAAGCAGAGATGCCAAAACCGTAAGAGTTGTAAGCCAAAATTCCGTAGTTTTCCAACCCGGTTTAATTTCTTTATTATTTTTAACTGCCATAATAATTCTCCTATATTTGTATTATAAGTTATATCCTATTAAATGTCAAATATTTAATCTAAATCTCCCAGTTTTCTTAGTTCTTTTAATTTTTCTTCTGGTTTTCCTAATCCGCCAATAACTGTATAGACGGTAAGACTGTCTTGATCTCCACTATAAATTCCTCTATGAACAGTACTTCCTCTCCCCAAGATTCTAGAAAATTGCTCAAAAGCTAAATCTATATTTTCTTGTGGAGCATTTTCTAAAACATTGTGACCTCCAATCATAACTACTCCAGCCATATTTCCCGTTTTAAGATCTACGCCTCCAGAAAGAACATTTCCGGCAACATTATCTCTAACAGCCTTAGTTATATTCATTGGATTTTTCCAATCTGTTATCGGAGCGGCTCCAAAAACTATTAGCCCTGAATCTAAGATTGTTTTATAATCATTCGGATCAAAAGAAGAATAAGAACTATCTTTTGCAGAAACTAAATTAAATAAATGAAATAAACCAGCTATATTGCTATTAGCTGTTTCCCAGAAAGGGGCCACGGCTAAATTTGGATATAGTTTATTTATTTTTTCGTTGTCTAAAATAATTAATGGAGATATCAATCCCTCTTCGGCTAATTTATAAGCTTCTTTTAATGTGTTATGTGCATTAGCATTTACCTTTTTGCCTTCTGAAACTTTTGGTAAAGCAAGTATAACTCCAACTTTTTGTGTTGGAGCATTGACTATTCCATTTAATTCTTTTACCGTATGAACCAAGGGTACAACAGAACCTGCTCCTGTTCCTCCTCCTGCACCAGCACAAACAAAAATTCTATCGTAATCTTCTCCAAAAGAAAAGCGCAAAAAATCTAATACGTCTTCTTTGTTTTTTGCATAAGATTGAGCGGCAACTTCTGGATTTTTCCCAGCACCACCTTCTCCTATACAAAGTTTATTATCAATAAGTTTAATTGTGTTTAAGTCTTGTTGTGCCGTGTTAATTGCGGATAATTTTCTGTATCCTAATTTGTAAAATGATTCTGCAATTCTAGAACCTCCTTGCCCAGCGCCAACAAAAGCAAATTTAAAAGATACATCGCACTCATCTTTATTTTTTTCTTCTTTTGGTTCTGGGGGTACGGGGATCGGTATGTTTGGCATACTTACGTCAACTGGATCTCCATAAAAACCCTTTACTACTTCGTTTGAATTATCTTGTTCTTCTTCCATGATTAATTTTCCTTTTTGCTTGCAAATAATATTGTTGCTACATAATTATCTACTTGATGATCGTATGCAAGTTTTTGAATTTGATTTACTCTGTCTGAATTTTTATCTTTTGGTTCTTCGCAGTATTCTTTAGCTACTGAAATCCAATTTTGCGGCAATTCATTAGCCATAATAATTTCACAAATATCTGATGCAACAGCTTTTTGTTTTTTGCTCATTCTTTTAACTGCGTGAAGTTTTCTTAAATTTGCACAAACTTCTGACTCTAATTTTTGAGCAAGAACCATGTTCTTCTTAATAGCTTCTAAAACAAAAGCATAACCCTGTCCTGTACCCACGGGTTTTACATTTTTAGTTGTTTGTGGCGTTCCAGATCCAGCCGGTCTTCCATTTTCTTTAGGCGTATCCTCTTTCCCTGCTCCACCTCCAATTAAAGGTTCGTATAAGCCCTGATCTCTATATTGTTTGAATTTTTCTTGAGATTCAACAGATTCGGGAGCCTCCGGCAGTTTTCCGGTTTCTATAGCTTTTAGAGCTTCTTCTGGAGTTAAAATGCCCAGTTCAACCATTCGGGTATATACCTTTGTATAAGTGTCTGCATCTTTAATATCTATGTCTTCAAAGACGGGGGTGGGATAATTTTTAAATCCTAAATCTTTACAAATTCTTTTTACTTCATGCATTAAGAACTCGTTTATAAATGCTTCTCTAGCCTGTCTTAATCTTTCAATGAAGACTTTAACTTTAATGTTTGAATTGGCAAATTTCTCATCACCAACAAGTATATGATTTAATCCTTGTTTTATATCCTCATTAACAACTGCATATTTTTTAGGATCAAGAAGATTAGCAATATCGGGAATAACAAATTGAGCTTTTGTTGTATAGTCGGCAATAAGAACTCTTCCAACTGATTCGTTATCGAAAATCTTTTGCATGGCGGTCAGATTTTTTTGATTGATTCCACCCTTATCTGGCTCTGCTCCCATTGTGACAAGAAGTATTGCTTGTTGCATTGTTCTTGTGATTGCCATATCCATTTTTTTCATTTCTGCTTTCCAGTTAATGTCTTCTAGTACTGGATATCCCATGGGTATAGCAAAAGGTTCATAATCTTGTTTTTTATAAAAAACCGCGGATACCTTATCTGGTGATAAGGGCAAGCTTAAACTATTTACTTGATTATTTTTTAGTTTATCTTTTGTTTCTTGTGGTAAATTCTCATAAACCTGCTCGTCCTCTTCTGTTTGTGGATCTTTAAGTCTTTGTAATTCGTAATCTGTGACAACTTTAAAATAAGTTCCGTTACTAAAAGAAATGTTTCCGTGCATTGTAATATCTGCAGGATTTAATATCATATACCTAATTGGTATATTTGAATTATCTGATAATGAAGCTAAAGAACCAAAAGTCTTTGTTATTTTTTGCAAATCTTTATTTTGTAATTTTGCATCAAATCTGTAAACAAAAACATTGCCAGATCTATAATACTCTCTGAAAAATTTTTCTTGAAAACCCCAAAGATTTATTTTCTTAAAATAAGCTTCTAAAAATTGTCTAGATTTTTTACTTCCGCCTTTGAAATAGATATTGCTTGAAGAAAATTCCGTCATTAAATCAATGACATTTCTAAACATCGCATAATTATAATATGCTTTTTGACAAAGAACTACGGCGTCCTTTATTTGTATGTTTGTTTGTTTTTGATAAGTTCCACTATGCTTGAATGGAATTAATCCATCATCAATATTAGCAAATCTGTTTGTTCTTTCTATGGAACCAGCCTTGTTTCTTCGTGACATGTCAGCACCAAAAGACTCGTTTAAAGAGGCAGATATTGGCGTAATGTCATCTAAGGCGTTTACCTTTTTTCTACGGGTTGTAGTTTTTGCTGGTTTTTGCTCCTCGCTTGCCGCAGATTCTTTCTTAGGTTTTAAATTTTTAGCCTGTTTAGCCGGTTTTGTAAATTGTTTCTTCATTTTATGATCTATATTACACCTTATCTAAAGATTTTAGGCTCAAATGTCGCATTTATATTTTCAACTTGCACATTTTGCATATCATAATATACCTTAGTTGCCCAGTTTGCCAACATTAAAGTTGTATAATTATCTTTTCTGGCCTTATTTGCGCTTGTGGAGCGTTTTAAATGCTGTGGAAGGTCAAATGTCTGGGTTCCTTTTGCGGTACTCTTAACCTCAACTAGAGTGCATTGTTTCTTGGTTTGGTATATCATTTCATCTTGGTGTTCAATCAAGTCTAATATTGAATTCTCTCCAACTTGTTTTAGATTTACATGAGTATTTGAAGCTTTATCAAATTCTGCCCCATTAGCAGTTATTCTAGAACCAAACCATATTTTTTTATGATCTATACAACTTTGTAGATGTTCATTAGCTCTACGAATGAAATCGCTAGTAAAGTTTTGTTTAAATACAATTTTTCCAGATTCTTTATTTAAAGAATTTTTTAATATTTTTAATTGTTTATTATAATCCTCTCCTTCTTTATTACTGTCAAAATCTAGAAACTCCAGCTTAGTGCTTGTTTGTTTGAAGTCTTTTGATTCTACTGCTCCGTCAATAAATTGATATCCAGCATTATCAATAATAATCATTTCTAAATTAAAGTTTTTAACTAGATAATGTAAATACCTTATATGATTTTTTAAATCTCCTCCGGCTACAGCGTAACTATGTACTAAGGTTCCAGATTTGGTTTCGTCATCTAACTCCAACATCGACATTGCAAAATAATCAGAGGTAGGACTATTTGAAAAAGACGGGTCAATTCCAAGTATATATTTTGAATCTGATTTGCCCCGAATCCTTGTTGTGGGTGTTTCTCCGTCAGGTATGGTGCATTCGTGCATTTTTTTTGCGCTAAAGTAACTATCGCTGCCATCCGTGAATTGAGCGCAATACTCTCGCTGAAAACTTGAATGACTTTGCCCGCCATTCTGAGCCTCTTCAATAATTGTAGTGTCGATCATTTCGTCTGGTAAAGCTTGATATCCCATTTGAGATATAAAGTAATCTGCATCAAGCTCTTCTTTAGAATAAATTTTACCCGTCCATTCTTGATATGTTTTATATAAATTTTCAAATGTATAACTAGCAGAAGAAAGCGCGATCATTTTAGAATTGTTTTTAAACTCCATTCTTTCATTTTCTTTCATGGCTCCTTTTTTAATTAGCTTGTCTTCCATCTCTCTAATTTTAATTCTATCAGCCATATCTTGTGGTGCTACCAAGAACGGCATTAAAACTGTTTTAATTGTTTCTTCTGGAAGAAGAAGGTACTCGTCAAGCACTAGAACGTTTGCACGGAAACCACGAATTTTTTCTCCACTTAATGGAATAGCTGTAATTGTGCCTCCATTTATATCCCATTTAAACTGATCGTTTCTTTTTGACTTTGCTCCAAAACATTGTTTTAGTAATTCTGCGCCCTTTGAGTCTACAAACTTTTCTAAATTCTCAAAAATAAACCTAGCCGTTCTAAAAGTCGGGCCAGCTATTAGAATCTTTGTTTTTGGAACAAAAATACATTGTAAGAAACAATAAACTGCAGCTATAAATGATTTACCACAGCCACGACCCCAAACACACATCGAAAAGTTTCTATTAAAAAAACCTTTAAGCGTGACCTCTTGAAATGGTGCTAATTTAATACCAGAAATTAATTCTGTAGTAAAAGCTAAATTATATCTTAAAAATTTAGCTAAAGATATCTTTGCTTCTTTATCGTGCAAAAATCCTTCAAGCTTCATTAAGTCTTGATTTATATTGGGTGTTTCTTTTTTATATTTGTCTGGACAATACCACATTATAATACCTTTGTATCGTAGGCTAATTGTAAGTCTATTTTTTTATAAGCGCAGCCACAAGTAAAAATAAGTTCTACTATTCTAGAAGACTCTTTTCTTCCGTCTACAAAAAGGAATTGAACATTGGGATACTTTTGAATTAAATCTCTAACCCTATGAAATATAAATTCCGGGGTAGCTCTTATCTTTTTTGATATATGAGGAAGATATTGAAAGCTTAAAGCATTGGTTAAAGTTTCTTCTACTAAAACTACTAGATATGCATCATTTTCTTTTGCTCTTTCTATTTCGTTTATAAATCTATCGTAACCACCACTTATGGTACTAATAAAATCAGAAAGAGATTTTCTTTCTATATGACAATCACAAGAATGTTCTGGATGACTAAAAGCGTAATCTCCATAATCTAGCTTTTGAGAAATTGTTTCTCTTTTAAATTTTAAGGGCTTTTGTTCTCTTGTATCTATTAGTATTTTATAATCTTCTTTATTGTATTCTTTTCCGTCTATAATATTAGTTGGATTTTGATATTTATTTTTAAAACCTATCTTTTCGCAAAGGCCATAATAATCAAAAAATATATCATTATAATATTGAATGGGTGGACTTAGTATAGTTCTTAATTCCACTTGAGTAGGAGAATATTCTATTTCTTTGGTATGTTTTCTTTTGGTTAATATATTTTGACAATAAGCTTTAGATTCTTCTAGAGGTTTATCTTTAAGCCACTTTTTGAGATTTGTTATTGTATTAAAATCGTCTCTAAAATATTGATCTTTATTTTTAAATCGAATCATTTTTTTATCATACAGATCATACCTTGGAAAGTGTTTTTGATAATATTCCACCACCCTCAAAGAGTGTTTCTTCAGATGAGCGTGAAGTTGCTTGTCTGTTTCAAACTCTTGTCCGCATTCGGCGCATTTAACCATTTAAAACCTCGTCTTCGCTGATCCCCATAATTCTAGATTTAATTTCGTCCATGTCTGACAGCTTGTTGATCTCTTCGGAAAGAGCTTCTTTTCTTAATTCTGCCAATTGAATCATTTGTTTTCTTGACTCTTCTTCCTTCCACATTTCTACCAAGTTAACAACACTTGCTGAAGCTTCTGACATTTGTTTTATTCTATCGCTTCTTTTAACTTTAAGGTCGTTAAGTAATTTTTGTTGCCTGTTTACTGATTGATTATATTCAGTTTGTCTGGAGCTAATTGCTTCTACTAAACTCATTGCAATTCTTCTACCTTCTGTATCGTCAGCAGAATCATCTAGTAGTCCTTGTAGGTGTTCTATTCTTGCTTGAATGTTTCCTGCGATAACCACCTCTGTGGCTAATACTATATATTGATCTACTTCTTCTTGTGTTAAATCACCCTTGTCAAAAGTATATCTAATAAAACTACTTTCAAATAACTCTCTATCTGTTGTAGCTGCCAAACTATTGATTTGGTGATTAAATCTAAATGTATGTAAATAACCAATTAAAGATTTTAGATCTTTTTTAATTTTGGGTGACAGTTTTTCTTTATCTATTCCATTTAAAACGTATTTATTGACTCTCGCCATGATTACAGGAATAGTCTTTGGTGGCTTGTATTCGTCCGTAGGGACGTTTTCTGGTCTTTCATAGGGTTGCATACCCTCAGAGTTGTTTTTGATGTATTCTGCGACAGTTCTGGTCTCTTGGCTGAGATTTGTTAGCTGTTCGTTTCTATACATCACTTTAGCTATTTCTACAGCCTTCATGCTGCTTAAATTGTTATCTATAAATTCTTCTTGATCTTTAGTTAAATTTAAAAGCCCCTTGGCTTGATATTCATCAGAAGCTCTTGCCCTCAGTTGTCTAGTAGCTAAAAAGTCTTTTACAGCCCTCCCCTCTTTGCTTCTTCCATCAAAACCTTCTCCAAAGCATAGTTCTGTTAATTCCATTAAAGATGGCGGTTCATCTTTGCTTGAATTCCATGCGTCTAGAATTTTTTGTTGATTTTCGTCGTTAAGTTTCATTCTCCTGAAATAAGTTCTTTTGCTTTTTTAAGTATTGATTTTTTAATATTTTTTATTTGTTTGTAGCCCGGCTGTCTATTTTTTTCTGAAGTCACATATCCCATTGCTTTTGCAACTTCATTTTCTGTTTTATTTTGTATGTATAAAAGGTCATATACTCTCCACTCTATAGGTTTTAAAATTTTTTTCATATTTTTATGCAAGTTAATTGATTCTAGTTCTATATCGAAAGAGTCTGAAGGTTTGTTGTATATTTCTTGTGGATGATTTTCTAATGAAACTGGTAATTTTGTATCATGTGCTCTTTTTTTATTTTTAAACCAGTGTTCATATAATGGACAATCGTTGCATTGTTTTCCATAAATTTCACATCCATCTTCTCCATCTGCGGCAGAACACTTTAAACAGGGTCTGGCATAATTACCATAATTGTTTCTTATTATATTTTTTATTTGATTCGATATGATTCTATTCAACCAAGGGGCTAATGGTTTAGATTGATCGTATAGATCCCACTTTTTATAAATGTGAATTCTTATAATTTGACAGACGTCATCGTAATCCATCCAAGATAGGCTTGTTAGGTTCCACCTATTTTTTCTTTTTTGTAATTCTGCGTCGATTAAATGTATAGATTCTTCAAATGTTATTTTTTTCCTAGCCATTCTTATTTCTAAGCGTGCCAGCCTCTTTTTGGAAATCTTGCATTATTTGATCCGGACTTCGCTGGGGAACGCTTTGTTTTTCGGTGAAATTAATATCCCCGTCTAATTCAGCATCCGCTGAATCTTTCATTAGTTGTCCAAAAGTAACCTTGTTGTTTTGTTGATAGTTTATTTCAACTTGTAATGCATTCATGTTGTCTAGATTTAAACTTTCAGAAGGGTTTTCTTCAACGTCTATATCTTCGTGAATTTCATAGTTCTTTTGTTCTTCCTTTTCCTTTTTAGCTAGGGCTGACAAAGCATTTCCGCACGACGAGCAAAATTTTGGTTTAGCACCAGCATAAGCCGTCGGACTACCGCATTGTGGACAATAAATCTTCATACTTACATATTACATAAAAAAACATAAAAATAATTAACTTTTTTATAAAAAATAACTGTAAAATATAATAGAGGGTATTTTATGGACTACGAACTCATTACCTGCAAAGAACTCAAAAAAAACCTCAAAGAGATAATGTCCCTTTCTTTCTATAGCTGCAAAGATAAAAATGAAGCAGCGAAAGTTAATGATTTAGCTCATGAGTGTGAAAAGATGGTAAACAAACTAGAATCACATTGTAAAAGGCCAAAATGAATCATATAAGCATTAGCCAAAAAGTAGAACTAATTAAAGAACATAAAGCATTATTGCTTGAATTATTAGAAAAGGAAATTAAAGAAAATTCCAGTCATTTATATAGATATGGGGAACACGATGCCGAACTAAAAGAAAAATATTATAATCAAATACTCAAGTTAAGAGAAATACAAGCAATTATAAATAATTTTTAAAATGGTGGAAGTGGCGGGAGTCGAACCCGCGTCCTTAAAACTGTCACGCAAATATACTACAAGTTTAGTCGGTTTAATACGATACGTGTCTGTTACCGACAACTTCACGTAAAGTTTGGTCTATCTTTTTTTAAACTACTGGAGACTCAACCAGACTCAACCAGTGTTTTGCTCGTTATCGACGCCCTAGCTCCTTAACGAGCATCCGGAGTAGGACGGGGCAGAACTATGCTGCCAACTGGAGTTCTTCCTCCGCGTAGCCGTACTTGGCAAGAATTGCGTCCGCTTCGGCAACGGAAGGAGCTAACTCCATGTCAATATCGCTATTGGCATTTAGATGTTTTGATAGAATTTTAAAGGAGCCAACTATCATCTCCTACTTGCAATTTGAGCTTCTGGCCTTAAGTCGAAACCAGTACACTCCCAAAGTTTAGTCTTTACAAACGCAATTGCAATCGGCTGCTGTACACGTGTCGGATGAGCAACATCCTGCTTCACAAGAGCATTCCGTACATCCGGAATTTCCCCAGTTGCAGCCAATTGCAAAAGATGCTGTAAATAAAATAATTAAAGTCTTCATACTAAATAGTACACTTTTTTTTAAATTTCTTCAATTCTTTTGGATTTATCGTCAAT